ACAGACGGACGTTCGACAAAAAGATGATTTCAGACATTACATTTACTCCAGTTTAAGAAAGCCACGAGGGCAGGGATTCGGCAGCGGGTGCTGCTTCTACTGCACTGAATAACGGTGCAGCATTGGTAATGACAGCCGGACGGCCATCAGATTCGGGGGCTACGGTCAGCTTGCCAGCCAGCTTGACCACATACTCTTGCTCCATGCGCTTGAGTTGACGATCAGTCAGTGCAACCTTAGTGCCGTCTTTCTTTTCCCACGTCAGCTTTTCAGCCTTGGCGGGTGTGACGAGTTTGGTCTCAAAGACAGCGGACTTGGGGATGCCCATCTTGACCAGCTTCTCGGCCATCTCGTCTTCAGGCAGTGCCCATGCACGGGAGCCACGACCATTGACCAGCTTGAGGCCGGGGATGACTTGACCAGACTCCAGACGGCGCAAGGCTTCCTTCTCCACACCTTCGAGGAGTTGGCGCATCAAGGGGGCGGCTTCCATGATTTGAGCGATCTGGGCGTCATCCATCGTGGATGGGTCTTTATCGGCAGATTGCTGCGCGACATCGAGTGTTTGAGTTACGACAGGCTGGAACATGATTCCGACCTCCTTCATTACGTTACTTGCCAGCGCGTTGCATGAGCCTTTAGCGCGGCAGAATTTACATTGACTTTCACCCGGTACAAGCGGTGCATCTGGTTTGTCAGTGGCAGCAGCTTGCGAAATGATTGTACCCATGTTCGCCATCAAGTCACGCACAGAAACCTCGTGCGATGTGATGGCAGGCATCCCACGCAGCGCCAGCTTGGGTTGGATGATCGTCATGCGAACTGTGCTGAATGGGTAGTCACCATTGACGGGCAGCTTGTAGTCTGCCAGCACCCCGTAGGCGTACTGCTCAAGCTGCATGTTGCCTTCGGCGCTAACGATGCCCATGCCGTCTTTGTAGTCGATCAGTTCAAGAACATCGCCTGCAACATCACCTACAAGAATCTGGCAGTCCACAGTACCCGACAAGTCATCACGACCCAACAGGTGCTCGGGGTCCACCTTCTGCTCAGAAATGACCTTAAAAATGCCGTTCATCGAACGCTCACGGATGTAATCAATGGCCGACTTGACCCGTGCGGCGCGGTCAGCGTCCACCTTGAACGTACCCTCGTGATCGGTAAAGGTTTCCCCCACCTGATCCATTGGGTCCGACAGACCGTTATTGATGCAGTGCTCAAGCAGCGTGTGGCTGTGGGTGCCATCGGCAGCAGCGGGGCCGCTACCGGTATCAGGGTACTTGGCCTCCTCTCGAATGCTGCCGGGGCACAAGGCCCAGCGGCTGCGCTTCGATGGGGACAGCTTGGCGTGATCGCTCATGTTAGAAGTCCATTGCACGACGAAGATCGTGGATTCTCATGTTGAGCAAAGGACCAAGAGATTCACGGCTTGCCTTGGCTTGCGCCAATTCGTGCTCAAGGTGTGCAATGCGGCGATCTAAGTTTTCACCAACAGTGGGGTTGTAATCAACTTCACGCGCAATTTTTTGCTCTGCGCCCATGATTGCATTTACGTACATGATCAACCTTTCAGGGCTTCAACGCCAGTGTGCAGTGCAGCGTAGTGCTCGGGCTTCACATCGTTGATGTTCTGGTAACCCAGACCAGTCAAGACGCCTTGGATCATGGCACCCTTTTGTGGGCCAAGAGCCTTGTAGGCACCCATCACGTAGTCAATCAGACCCTTGCCGTCAGTGAACGGTGCGCCAGTGGCAACAGGTGCTGGTGCAGGCATCACGAATGAGGGAGGCGCTGGCATGGCCGGGGCAGCGGTCACAGACACAGTGACAGGTGCTGCAACGGGGGCAGCTTGTACCACAGGGGCGGGTGTTGGCGCAACAGGTGCGGGTGCTGCTACATTGCTGGACTCCAGCTTGGCAGTCAGGGCAGTTACAGCAGCGGTCAGGGCTTCAATCTTGAGTTCGAGTGACATAAAGTTTCTCCAGGGGGTTACGGATTACAGGGGGTTGAATTGTGAGGCGGTCTTCAACAAACGCCTCTACGATTTCACGATGCACCTCACTCGGGGTTCCGAGTTTTCGTGCTTTCTCATGAAACTTGATGCGCGTCTTGTCTGTCACTCGTACAGACATGAACGCTGATTTGGATGCTTGTGTCATAAATAATTTCCTTGACCGATGACGCAGTGTATCACCACTGTGATACGATTGTGCAACTGGTTTAAAAATTATTTTGCAAAAAGAAAAGCCCCGGTGGTTAGACCGGGGCTTAAAAGGAGAAAACATGAAAAAGTCGGCAACTGCAATCACCAACGGGCTTATTCTATGACAGCGCCACAGACTGTGCAATCTCATCCTGCGTCTGTTGACGCCTACATCAGACACGGATGGTCACTTGTGCCTATCCCAGCCAACACCAAGGGGCCACGCACCCCGGGCTGGAACCTCAAACACAACGCCCTCAAGGCCCAGGGCGATCTGCCCCACGGCTACGGCATCGGCTTGGCCCATGCGTACAGCGGCACGATGGCCCTTGACATTGACAACTGGACCGTGACCACCAGCCTGCTGGCCGAGCACGGCATTGACCTGCAAGCCCTCTACGATGCGCCTGACGCCGTGGTCATCAACTCGGGCAAGCCCGGGCACGGCAAGCTGCTGTACGCGATGCCCTTCGGCGCTGCGCTGCCATCAAAGAAGATCATGCACAGCGGCATCACGGCCTACGAGTTGCGCTGCGCCACGGTCAGCGGCCTCACGGTGCAGGACGTGCTACCCCCGTCAATCCACCCCGAGACACGCCAGCCCTATCACTGGGCGGGCCACGGCCATTGGACCCGGATGCCGGTGATCCCCCAAGCCCTGCTGGACCTGTGGAGTGGGATGCTGTCGCAGGACAAAGAGCGCACAATTGCCACAGACGGCTCGGTTGATGCCTCATGGGAGGAGATCAGGCAAGCCCTTGATGCGGTGCCCGCTGACTGCACTCGTGACGAGTGGGTGGGCATCGGCATGGCGCTGCACTGGGCAGGCACCCAGACCGATCAGCTTGAGCAGGCGCTGGCGCTGTGGAACGAATGGAGTGCTACCGCACAGACAAAGTACCCCGGTGAGCGTGAGATTCTGACGCAGTGGATCAGCTTCAAAACTGACAAGGCCACTGCTGTCAAGTTGGGGACACTCTTTCACATTGCCAAGTCACACGGCTGGACCAGACCCATGCCCGATGCGTCCGAGTTGTTTAGCAAGATCGACATCCCCGTGATGGAGCCATTGAGCGTGATGGACGGCCTTCGGCCCAAGCCACCCGAGATGGACCTGTCTCTGTGGCCCAACATCCTCAAGACCCGATCCACTGAGATTTCAGAAAGCGTGGGCTGTGACCCTTTGGTCCCTTTGTTCGCTGGGTTGGCCGCTGTCTGCGGGGTGATTGACGCCCGCACACGGCTGGAACTCATGCCGGGGTTTCGTGTGCCCCCGGTGCTGTGGCTCATGACTTTGGGCGACCCAGCGGACAAGAAGTCACCCGGCTCGCGGCCCATGCTGTCGCCATTAAAAAACATTGAGGCCGAGGATCGGCCCCGCTACGGCAAGGAACTGCTGGACTGGGAGGGCAGAGAGGCCCAACACGCCAGCGCCAAGAAGGCATTCCTCGAATGGTCGTCATCCACCGAGGCCATGCTGGGCGGGGATCAGGCACCGCTTGTGCCCGACCTGTCAACGCAGCCCGTACCCCTGAAGATCACGGTCAGCGACATCACGAGTCAGAAGCTGGTGCGTCAAGCGGCAGACCGGCCCCGTGGCCTGCTGTGCTACCTCGATGAAATGAACAGTTGGGTGCGCAAGCTGACAGACAAGAGCAGCGGCGAGGATCGCTCTGCATGGGTTGTCAGTTACGAGTCAGAACACTATGAGATGGACCGGGTGGGCGCTGGGTCGATCTATGCCGAGAACCTCGCTGTGTCGATCTACGGCAACATCCAGCCCCAAGTGTTCAAGGCCAATCTGGCCGCACTGTCAGCCGATGGTCTGCTGCAACGGTTTATCCCCGCTATTCTGCGCGGGAACAAGACCAAGCTGGGCCAGCCCATCCCCGAGTACCTGACCAGCGCCGGGGCATGGGAGAACACCCTGCGCCTGACCTATGCGCTGCCCGTGCAGACGTATCAGTTATCCACAGATGCGTACACAGCCTTCAGGGAGTTCCAGCAGTGGTACGAGTCGGCCAAGCAAGACGAGCGGGTGCTGGACAGCGGGACCGAGTACATGACGGCTTTCGGTAAGTTGGAAGGTTTAGCTGGCCGGTTGATTCTCATGTTCCACGTTATCGAGTCGCCCTTCAACCCCGTGGTGTCGGTCGATGTTGTCCACAGGGTTGTCAGTTTGGTGCGGGGGTACATCATCCCGGCCTACCGTTACGCCCTGGGCGAAGTGGGCGGGGTCATCACTGACACGTTTGATCAGTGGGTGATCGACTACATTGTGCAGATCAGCGGCGAGGTGCATACCGTTGACCTGCGTAGCCTCAAACGGTCGGCCCGTAGGCCACTGGAGGGTAAAACAGACTGGCAGAAGGATCAGGCGATCATGGACGCCATGCTGGTCATTGAGCAGGCTGGCTGGGCGGTGCAGATCGAGAGTGAGTTCCACAAGAAGAAGGTCACATGGGCCATCAACCCCACGCTGCCCGAGATGTTCAAGGATTACCGGCAGACGGTCATCAAGGCCAAGCAGCGCCACGCTGATTACATCTACCGCCACGCCACGGCCAAGGGGTACGACCGAAAACTGGTCAAGGGGTACACCCCGGACATGGACGAATGAGAAAAGCCCGGGTTGACCGGGCTTTTTTGTTTACCTAACTGGTAAAGAATTTTCGCCAACACTGGGCACAAATCCACCGGGTCGGTGACATCTGCACCCCACCTTCGGGCAGTCGGTCACGCTTACAGTCGGTGCAGGGTTTCATTTTTCAATCGCCTCAAGGTTGACCATCTGCGATTGGAAATACAGGGCGAAGCTGGCCCGTGTGTCGTTTTGGAAGGGCATCTTGTTGACACGCTCCATCATTTCGCTCATGGCCGTGTTCCAGCCCGATAGGAACACGTGAAGGGCTGCGTCATCCTCAGACAGTTCGAGGTGGCCGTACAGGGCTTGGAAATGGGCAAAAGGGTTCATAATTGACTCCCCGTGAGTGGATTTTCTGACATGACCGAATTATGGGCAGGGGAGGGGGTGGCACGTCTGCCCCGGGTAGGCCGAACGGTCAGATTGACCAGAAACGTCTGGTGCAGGTTTGGTGCAAGGGCTTCGATCATGCCCAGGACTTCAAGCAGACGGGCCACGGCTGCACCGGGTTCACGTTCACCCGTGAGCCATTTGCGAACGGTGAACACGGGAACACCGAAGTAGGCTGCGGCTTGCCCTTCGTCAAGGTTCAAACGGTCAACGGTTTGGCGAACCCGTTGGGCCACTGTACCGTGGGCGGGGGTTTTGAGTTGTTTGGGGGCGGTTTGTGTCATGGCTGGGGGTGTCCTAGGGGTAAGGTCAAAAAAAGCCCCTGACGGGGTGTCAGGGGCTGGGGGTTAGGGGTTAGGGGTTACAAATCGAAAAAGCGTTCGAGTAGGGGGATAGCCACGGCAACCCCCACGGCGATAAGTAGGGCGGTTATCAATTGACTGCCCCCGGATATGCCCGCTCATGACGGGCCACAAAAAGATCCGTTTGCAATTGGTCCTTTTCGTTTTTCAGGGATTCAATCTCAGCGACTGCCTGACCCAGTGCCCGCTGCAAGTCATCAAGCCGGGCGAACTGACGGGCAGTACCGGGGAACCCCTCGATGTATGCCAAGCGCTCAGACTCAGCGGGGGTAAGTTTTTCCAAGTTGATCATTTGAGGTTCTCCAAATATTGGGCGACAGTCTGCCCGGTTAAATAAGCATGCTCAGCGCTTGGCATGTTCAAGGGTTGATTCCCCAGTACATCAGCCAATTCGGATAGCCATTGCCAAAATTCTTTCACTCGCATATGAAGTCCTGCAAGTCAGCGGCCATTGTGGAATATGGGCCGGTTTTGAATACTGCCCGATAAGCATGCCAAATGTCCATCAGTTCGACGGGTCTGCCCTTGTGGGTGCCCTTGGTGCCCGGTTTGGGCCATGAGTCCCGGGTAGGGTATCGGTCAGGGTTTGGATTGTGGGTGTATCCGGGAATAGGTGAATTGATCATTGGGCCACCTGCAAGCGAATAACCCGGGCCATTTTCTGACCGTGCGCGGGGTAGCAAATCAAATCGACGGATTTGTCCCAGCATGCCCGGCACCCGTTACACTTGCCCCCGTGCTCATATGCCCGGCAGAGTGACGCGCCTACATGTTCTTGAAAAGTCTCAGCGCTAGGTCCAATGACTGACCCGTGCAGGCCGGGGATGTATTCCCCGGTGATTGAGTCAGCGGAAAACCTGACCGATACATTGGGCAGCGCTTGCATGGCGCGAAGTACTTGCAGGAACTTTGGGAACTTGTGCATACGGGTTGGTAACCAATGCTTGCACCATGGGGTGCGAATCATGACCTCTAAGACCTTTTCAGCAAGTGCAAGGGAATACAGGTCACCGGAATCAAGCCATCGAAAATAACGGTCTTTTTCGAGTTCTTGCACCATATCATCAACCCATTCGATGCGCTGCCAGTCAACCCGGTTGAATTCCCGGGGTGCTTTAACGTTCGCGAAAACATAGTTCCCGGTTGTCGCATAGCACCCCTTGCAAGCGTCAACCAGCACCCCGGGCGATTCAATAGACCCCGGGCAGGTGTCCAATGCTTGCAAAGACCACGAACGAATACCATCAAGTTTTGAGGTGACTGAAATTTTAGGCATGGGGAGTTCTCCAATTACAAGGGTTACAGGGGTTACAGAAAAAGTGCGTCAAGCCCATGCAGCACAAGGGCGCACAGTGCAAGGCCGATCAGCACGGCGGTGAATATGTCGAGGATGGTTTCGCGGGTCATGGTGTGCCTCTTACAGTGTGCGGGTTTCGATGCGCTGATCACGGTGAGCACGGATCTCACAATCGACACGGTACGACATGACAGCATCAGCGACAAACCATTCCTCTGCGAACAGGTAGGAGATGGCCTCATCACGGGTGCAGCCAGTGGCTGCAATGACTTGTTCGACCTTGCGCTCGCGGGCGGCTTGGACAACTGGGTTAACGTACATGGTGTGCCCCTTATTCAAAGTCAGCGTCAACGGTTGCACCGTTAAGGCGCAAGCATTCGATGATGGCCTTGGGCAATGTGGCTACCCCGTCATAATCAACCAACACCAAGCGGTTGCCGTCATCCTCAAACCACAGGCCACCACCCTCTGAACCGTCTTTACGCTCAAAGTATCCATAGAGCGCCACAGGGTCAACCTCCATGATGCCCACATCAGGGGATGTGCCATAGGGGTGCAATTTGATTGTGAAGTTGTAGTTAGTCATTTGTCAGTCCTTACAGGGTTACGGGTTACATGGCGACCTTGCCATGATTGAAATTCTACCACACTAAAAACCCACTGGGTCTGTCACTAATGTTACACCCATTGGGTCAACTTATCCACAGGTTGCAGTCTTATATAAGAGTTGACCCAGTGGGTAAGTATAACTAGCAGTGTGGATAACTTCTTCCGAGGGGGTAGGTGCTTGAAGGCTCAAAACTGCTCCAAGGGCTTTCTGGCTCGTTTTAGCGCACTGTACGGATTTACACCCATTGGGTATGCACTTTGAGCACTGGTGACAACTTGCCCTTTTGTCGCTGGGGGTCTGTTTGGAACATTGCTTAATCCTTGTGCAATTTAGAAAGTATGTATTTTTTCGGCTTGCCTGCGCGAAAGGGCAACCTGTCACTAATGCCCCTAAATCGTCTTGTTTTGCCCCATTGGGTCAAGGATTCGGGTTATTCCCTGACCCGTTGGGTCATGACCCCTGACCCAATGGGTTTGCCCCAATGACCCGCTGGGTTGACCCCTGAACCCCTGACCCACTGGGTTGTTTTCCCCATTGGGTGACGGTTCCCATTGGGTGCGGGTGCGTCATGGTGCAGACCCATTGGGTGCATGGGTGCGGTTGAATCAGGGGGAGGGGGTAGGGCCGACGAGTCCGATGGCCCGGCTACGTAGGCATCACAAATCCCGTGAAAATTTTTTAGAAAATCAGAAACCCAATGGGTCATGACCATCCCATTGCGGAAGAAACCGTTATGCCTTACACTGAGGACACTATGAAACAAGAGAACACCTCGTTTGTAGGCACGGCTGTCGCCAGTGAGAATCAACTGCCCAACTGGCTGTCCGTGCCTGACCCAGAACCCCTTAGAACCTCGAAGGAGGCAAGGGCGTTGCTGCATGTCGAATATGAGCAAATCTTCGAAAGGGTCGTAGAAGACATCTACCGTGGCCGGTCCCTGCAATCGCTGATTGAGGATGACCACAGGGCCATCTCGTATGAGGACTTCCTGCGCTGGGTCAAGCGTGAACCCACCCGCCATGAACGGTTCAAGGAAGCGCAGGAGATGCGCACTGAGTTCCTTGCGGGAGAAATCCTAGAGATTGCCGATGGAGTCGAAGCGGTGGACCCCACATCGAACGATACGGTGAACAGGGACAAGCTGCGCATCGACACGCGCAAGTGGCTCATGAGCGCACACAACAAGAAACGCTACGGCGAGATCAAGCAGGTTGAACTCGGTGGCACCATCTCTATCACCGAGGCGTTGGCGCAGGCACAGGCCAGAGTGATCGAGGGTGAAGTGATCGACGTGACACCGAGACTGGAGAACGACTGATGCAGAAGCCCCGGTACAGCCCAGAAGATGAGCAGACCCTGATGTCGCAGCTTTGGAGTCCTGCCTTGAAGGATGACCCCGAAGCGTTTGTCTTGTTCCTGTTCCCCTGGGGGCAGAAGAACACCCCACTCGAACACTTCAAAGCCCCTCGCACATGGCAGAGGAGGGCGCTGCGCAGGATACGGGACTTCATCAAAGAGAACCGGGGGAAACTGAGTAACGACGAGTTGATCGACGCGATGCGGAGAGCCGTGAGTTCTGGGCGAGGTGTGGGCAAGTCAGCACTGGTGTCGTGGCTGATCCTGTGGATGCTGACCACTCGGATCGGCTCGTCTGTCATCGTGTCGGCCAACAGCGAGAACCAGTTGCGTAAAGTGACGTGGGGTGAGTTGACCAAGTGGGTCACGATGGCGCTGAACGCGCACTGGTGGGAACCCACGGCCACGAGCCTGAACCCGGCCAACTGGTTGACTGATCTTGTTGAAAGGGACTTGAGGAAAGGCACCCGGTACTGGGGTGCCGAGGGTAAGCTGTGGAGCGAGGAGAACCCAGACGCCTACGCCGGTGTACACAACATGGACGGCATGATGGTGATCTTCGACGAGGCGTCAGGTATCCCGGACAGCATCTGGTCCGTGGCTGCGGGCTTCTTTACCGAGAACATCTTGGACCGGTACTGGCTGGCGTTCAGCAACGGTCGACGCAACACCGGGTACTTCTACGAGGCTGTGGACGGGAGCAAACGGGAGTTCTGGGAGAGCGAGAAGATTGACGCCCGCACAGTCGAGGGCACCGACAAGACCATCTACCAGCAGATCATCAACGAGTACGGCGAGGACTCGGACGAGGCGCGGGTCGAGGTCTACGGCGACTTCCCCAAGTCGGGCCAAGACCAGTTCATCACCCCACACATCGTGGACGATGCCATCAAGCGGCCCCTGTACAAAGACATGACCGCGCCCATCATCATCGGCGTGGACCCGGCCCGGGGCGGCATGGACAGCACCGTGATCGCCGTGCGCCAAGGGCGGGACATCGTGACGATCAAGCGGTTCAAGGGCGAGGACACCATGAGCGTGGTGGGTCACGTCATCGACGCCATCGAGGAGTACCGGCCAGCGTTGACTGTGATCGACGAGGGTGGTCTGGGGTACGGCATCCTTGACAGATTGACCGAGCAGAAGTACAAAGTGCGCGGGGTCAACTTCGGCTGGAAGGCCAAGAACCCGACCATGTGGGGCAACAAGCGGGCTGAGATTTGGGGTGCGATGCGCGACTGGCTCAAAACCGCCAGCATCCCACAAGACAGGATGCTCAAGTCCGACCTGATCGGCCCGATGAAGAAGCCTAACTCGGCTGGCACCATCTTTTTGGAAGGGAAGAAAGAGATGAAAGCGCGTGGAGTTGCGTCACCCGATGCGGCTGACGCCATTGCCGTAACCTTTGCGTACCCTGTGGCACATCGGGAGTACAATGAGCGAACAAATACCCGGCGCAACGCTCAAAACGGTGTCGCCACAACTTCATGGATGGGTTCGTGATGGCTACCAAGAAAAACGTGTCTCTCAGTGTCGGTCGTGGCGAGAAGCTGCCTGCATCCAAGGGCGCGGGCTTGACAGCCAAGGGCCGCGAGAAGTACAACGCAGCCACAGGGTCAAACCTGAAAGCGCCAGCGCCCAGCCCCAAGACAAAGGCCGACCAGGGCCGTAAAGATTCGTTCTGTGCCCGCATGGAAGGGGTTGTCAAAAACGCCAAAGGTCCAGCAGAACGGGCCAAGGCATCACTTAAAAGAT